GTCGGTTATCGACTACACGAGAGCCGCCGTTGACAGAACGAACGCCAATGCCGACCGACGCGGTGATACCCCCACCACCGCCCTGCGTGCCCCAATTGGTGACGGTGTTATCTTGGACGATGCAGCCTTCCGGATCATCACCGGAGCCATTCATATCGTTGACGAAAATGCCGCCGTCGCCGCATGTGTCGATGACGTTCCCGGTGACCTTCAGGCGAACCGCACCGAGCGCCCCGTAAATCGGGAACGAGCTGCAATTCGTCAGCGTGTTGTTGGTGACCTTGCAGCCAGCAGCGGTTACGAAAACTTCGCGGTTCTCGTAAACATATGCGACGTTAGAAGAATTGCCGTCCAGATTGAAGCCGTCGAACACGCAGCCATCAGCAGCGAGGGTGACAAGATTGCCTGTGACACCAGCCTTGTGAATGATGTTGCAGTCGCCGACGCCAGCGAGAAACTTCTGTCCGGGCGTGGAGAGGGTGATCTCGCCCATGACCATGTCGCCGGGCCAGCCATAGACGTCCTTGCCGGTGTTGAGCGCAGCTTGGACCGCCGCCGTGTCGTCCGTCACACCATCAACCGCCGCATTGAACGGCGCATCCTTCACATTGACCGCGATCTGCAGCTTCTTGCCGACCGTGTTCGCTGCATAGGTCGCAGTGGCGGAGTAACCGACCAATCCAGCCCCGGCGCTCCCAGCCAACTGAGCCGCGAACGCCGATGACAGCGCACTTGGCACATAATCATAGGTGCGGATCGACTGACCCGTGGAGGATTTGACCTCAAACTTGTAGTTCTGACCCGTGACGAGCCATACTTCAGCAGCGGGACGGCCGGCGCTGTCCAACTGGACATAAACGCCGTTCGAGGTGTTGCCGGTATAGTCCGTGTAGGTCGCTGCGGGCGTCGTTCCGCCAGCCCCATAGGTGTAGAGACGGCCTGCCGAGAGGATGTTCCCGCTATTGTCGAGGAACTGCCAGCCAGCGCCCCCAAGAAGGGAAAGAGAGACGTCAACCATCGGTCATTTCCCTTTGCGGCGCTGTCTCAGCGGGGCTGGGCGTGGCGAGAGCGGCATCAACCGTCCCCGCAGCGATATCGTGCATGGCTTCGGTGTCGATTGAGGGCTGAACGGCGACGATGCGCTTGGTTTCCGCATCAAATTCCTTGACCGCGACCTCCCGCGCATCGAGCGAGCTTTCTGCCTTCTGCAAAAGCTGCTGCATTTGCTCGACGGCGCCTTGAAGCTGCTCATTCTGCTTCTTGAGCTGCGCGACTTCCGGTGAATCTTCGTCGTCACCGAGGATGTTGGGCGGGATTGTCCGCTTGATCCGCTCCGCGATCTCTTGCGCGTAAGCTACATCCATGGACTTGACGGCCAAGTCGCCGAACACGCCCCACATTTCGGGCGCAGCCTGGAGCAGAGTGGTCATCCACTGCGCCCCTTCCTGCCGTTTGGTCATGTAGCTCGGGCCAGTCGTGACCATGACATCATAGGTGCCGACCGAAGGGTTGTAGATCTTCTCGATGACGCCGCCGTTCTCGTCCTGAACGGTCTGGACGGGCTCTTGCTGGTCAGGATTGATCTTGGCCATGGCCACTTCGCCATCGATGCCAATGGTGCGGGCTATGCGCTGCGTGTCGTAGATCTTCGGGATGAGATCGATACACTGACGGGTGGCATGACGCACCGCGCGGGCGAGATTATCGACGTAATGATATGTCCCGACGTCCGATTGCTTCTCTCGAGCAATGATCGCCTTGCCGCTCTGCTCGTTCGACATGTTGCCGATCGATGCGTCATACTGGCCTGTCGTGGCCTTGACCGCGTCTACAGCGCCAAGCTTGGCCTGCAGGATGCCAGACTGCACCATTGGAGGCTGCGCGCGCTGCGGGAGTGGAAGCGGTGAGCCAAGGCCGTCGGTGGCATCGGCATTTACATGAAGTGCTGGCCAGTTATTTGTGTTGGCCGTTTTCCACTCATATTCGTACCCCTCATCCTGCCCGCTATACATGATGAACGGCGCCTTCGGAGCAAGGGCGAGCATCTCTGCCTCTTGGCTCGTCCAGTAGTTGAGCATGCGCTGGGGGTCTTTGGCGTTGCGAACCAGACCGGAGAGCCAGATGCGGCCTTCAACCTCATACTCATTGCCGGGAACGCGAATGACCGGGATGTATTTGCCGGGCCAAACGGTCTCTTCCAGCACTTCGTAGCCATTGGTCTTGCACCACATGACCTTCTTGCGCTGGACCGGGCGTGAGCGTCTTGGCTCCCCGAATGCGACCTTGAGGAGCTTATCCTTGTTGTCGCCCGCGTAAGTCGTTTCGCCGTTCGGCCATTCGTTCAGCGTGGACTTCTTGTAATCATTGTAGAAATATTCGGCGATCCTGATCGTATCCAGCTGAACCCATGAGCCAATGGTTTCATCGCCAACGCCTTGGTCGAGGAGGACGGAGATAGGTTTAGCTTCGGGGAAGGTCCGCTTATACTCTTCCTTCGTCATGTCCTGCGTGACGAAGCACCATTCGGCATCCGATCCGGTCGGGTCCTGAATGGTGGGGTCCATGTAGACCGAGAAGCTATTGCGGATGCGCCCGATCTTGATGTCCTGCTCGAAGCTATCCTCGTTGCAGTACTCGGTCAGAATACGGATATAGCCTTCGCCATAGGTCACCTGATTTTCGCACGCCGTGTCATAGGCAACGTCGGCGTCGGAGATGTATTCAATGTGGCGGATCATGCCTTCGAACACTTCGGCCACTTCAACGTCCGCGCCGTCATCGACCGGGATCACCTTGCCTGCTGGCCGGTTCTGCCGCTGCTCGTTGGTGACTTGACGAATATGTTGCGGAAGGACGTTGTAGGTCAGGCATGGGCGAGCATTGATCGTCTGACCCTGCACTGAGCCACGAGTTGACAGGACGTCGTCGGGCCATTGCCAGCGGTTGTCTGGGGAGCCTGCTGCGAACCGCAGATCGTCAAGCTCGCTCTCGCGGCTGTCGGAGTAAGCGGCCTGTCCGATACGCATGCGATTGCGCATTGTGGACAGCATCTCTTTCGAAGATCGATCGAGGCCCGCGACTTCGCTCATTGCACGTAGAACCCGTTAACGGACGGGCGTCCAAGGCTCTTGCGATAGGCAATGCCTTCACCATTCAGCCACGGTGCGTGCGCGCTGATCTCGATATCAAGCGGCAGCCGGAACTTCTTTCCGAACGCTGCCCGCCACAGCCACGCGACATGGGGCTCCATCTTGCGAACGAAGCGGCGCACCCTCACGGCGTCTCCAAACCAGCTGGACCAGCTGCGCATCACATCCCCATCCAGCTTTGAGCGCTCGGCATGACCAGCGGGCGGCTGACCACGGCAGGCATGCGATTGCGGGGGTTGCGACGGACGCTCTCGCAGGCGTAGCGAAGGGCATCGATGCAGTGATTGTGCTTGTCCTCAAGGATTGGGAGAACCCTGTCGGTCAGCGGATCGCGCTTGTAGCTGTAGAGTGTCAATTCATCGATCAAATGCGTGCAGCGCGAGTGAACGACGATGTCGTAGCTCTGCAGCCACTCTACGCCATCTTCGAGCGAGCGAGCGCCTTTCACAGCCGCCATGATCTTGGGGAAGCCGTTCTTGCGCATGTGTGAGATGGTTTCGGGACGAGCAGAGTCGGCCACGATCGGCCAGCGCTCGCTATCGGGAACCGTCATGAACAGGCTTGGGATATCGATGATATCGCAGCCGACCATGTGCGCTTCGTAATCTACGAAGAGCTTCCGGCCGATAATGTGAGACCGGACAAGGACAGTTGGGTCTGATGCAAAACCCCAATCGGCTCCAAACCTGTGGATTGCGTCAGCTGGAGCGTCAAAGGTATCGACAATCCAGTTTTTGAACACACGAGCTTCGGAGTTAGTGAGATAACCCCCCTCCCAAACGTGGCGGTACTTCTCAGGATCGCGGGCCTTGTCATATTCCATCTCATCCTTGAGGACGTCGGGAAACCACGGATTGTCGGGATAGTTGACCGTGAGCACCACGCAGTCAGGCGGTGGGGTCTCACCGCATAGCAGCGCATCGATCGGGTCGGTCGGAGCCTTGGGGTTCCATGTGAACCATAGCTCAGAGCGGGGCTTACGAATGGTCGGGCGGAGGAGATCGAGGCTGCGTTGGCTGAGCGTCTGCGCCTCTTCGACCCATGCGCAGTCGAAACCCTCAAGCGATTTGATGCTGTCCGCGTTATGCGACTGCATGCCCTGGAAGATGATGATGCCCGTGCCGAAGCGGGATTTGATGATCGCGTCCTGAATGTCGAAATAGCGCTCGACACCCATGGAATAGATCTTGGTTTCAAGCAGCTTCTTGGCAGAGTGCTTGAGGTCTTTCTGCACCTCGCGAATGCAGACCGTGGACCGGTTCGGGTCCATGATGTGGGCCTCGATGACGGCCTCTGCACGCTCATGAGACTTGCCAGAGCCGCGACCACCCTTGATGCCTTTGTAGCGAGCAGGGTTGAGGAGAGGGAGCGCCCAGCGAGGCGTGTCAATGGTCAGCTCGCTCACTTGTCAACCACCCGGCGCGTGATGGCATTCACGAGCTCGGCAAGATTCTCGCTGGCATCGATCTCTTTCGGAAGGACAGAGGCGATGACCTTTAGGTACTGGTCCGGCTTCTCGCCCCGAACGGTTTGGATCACCTCCTTCCCATGTTCAGAGAAGTCGCTTTGCAGCGCCTGGATGAAATCTTCGCCTAGCTTGGAGCGCGCGCCCTTGGGGCGACCACGCGGATTGCGGACCTCGCCCGGTTTGATCCGAGTGTCCTTTTTTGCGCCATTATCAAATGGAGGTTCGGCCCCGCTCATGGGGGCAATCAACTACAAGGCTTTTTGGGCCCTGTGCATATGACAAAATTCAGACGGACACTCTTGGGAGAACCCGGAACACGGTGCGCAGCGGAACATGTAGCTCGCGAGCAATCCGCGACTTGTTGATGCGCTGGCCG